GAGTCACAAACGATCTCGTTCACCCTCTCCTCTTGGGGACCAATCCAAGGTTGTATGGTTCTTCACAAAGATCGCTGGCTTCCACTAGAAAACATTCGTGGATTTGATGATAAAGGGTAAGGTTACGTCTAAACCGTTAGAGACGGTTTGGGGACCAACCTTGGTTCTCGGATGAAAAAATTGAGTACAGTACCTGGTTAGCGGTTTTAGAAACAAGACGCCAAGCTTTACCGAATGGCCGATCTGCGGTGATTTACCGAAAACCGGGAAGTCTTTGGGAACCGAGAAAACTCACCGATTATCCAGCAACACTCCGTGCGCAATGTCCAGTGTAGCACTAGACAGAGACCATGTTGTTCTAAGCATCGAGAAAGTCGAAATACGATGACCTATTGCATACCGGACAGAACTCCGGATTGTATATTTGTCTGAAGCAACTAAGGATAATGATGATGAATGATATAGAACAAGAACCATTCAAATATGTCGAGACAGTTGAGTACGATGATGTACCTGCATGGGGTAGCTCTTCTGTTCGAGACGCATTGTTAGAAGCAACCGAAAACGGACGTAAGGCCCGTATTACCGTAGAGGAAATCCAAAATGAATAGACCAGATACAGCAAGATTGAATTCTGTTTTGGATTCAATTGATGAACAAGTAAGAGAATTAACTCAGATTTACTAGATGAATATCTAACGAACGGTTGGATAAAAGGTAGAATGAGTTTTAAACATAAGGAGAAAAAAGATGGATAGACCCGACTGGTCGAGGTACTATATTTCGATGTGCTACTTGGCTGCGTCAAGATCAACAGATGAATCTACTCATGCCGGTGCAGTAATTGTTCGCCCTGATAACAGTGTGGTTTCTACGGGATATAATGGTCCAGTCCGTGGAATGTCAATTGAAGATGTTCCGAAGACTAGACCCGAGAAGTATTTCTATATGGAACACGCTGAACGCAATGCAGTTTATAACGCAGCCAAGAATCAAGGCGGCTTAGCCGGATGCAGCCTTTACGTGAATTTCCTGCCGTGTGCTGACTGCGCTAGGGCAATCGTGCAAGCTGGAATTGTGCGGGTCATCGTACATAAACAAGGACAAGAAGCCTTTCAAGAAGCCTCTGGAAACACCGGAGGTGAATGGGACGAGTCACATAAAGCTACGCTTAAGATTTTCTCATCCATTTATGAAAGAGAAGAGACGGTAATAAAGACTATGACAAACATAATCACTTATCCAGCAGTGCAGAGAGAAACTTCAATTCTGCATTGGTGGTCAGGTAAGTTATCAACGCCAGTAACAGGATTTTTTAGAGGTCAGGAGTTTACATTATGAAATAAAAAAATATCTGCTTGCGCCTAAAGGCGGATTTATGCACTATCAACTTCGAACTATATTTCCAAAAGAAATAACTATCGCCAAGCGAGTAGTTGATACGGAAAAAAGTGAAATATCGGATATTGGAGAAGCTGAATACAATTGGTTACGAAAAGAATGGTCGTCGAGAGATGTTTATTATCATACCGAAGGTGAACATATTCCAAGTCCTTTTATAATTAGAATGGCAAATATTATTAGCCAAACGACGCGCCGCGGCGCGGGAAATCGGCTTGTCCTTCATCCTGATAATTATCATTTATTAGATCCTAGTGTTATTGACGCCAATGGATCTTTTGCTAATGCAATAAACATTTTTGTTTCTGAAAACTGTCCAAAAAATAAAATGGTAGTGTTCTATTCAGGAAAATCGTTCTGTGATAACCCTTGTCATATTCACGATTTTCAAGATCGCATGTTCTTTACTGAAATGGAAAATTTAGCCGATTTTCATATTAAGCAAGCACATTATGTCCAGCAACTTCCGTTAATTGGTATTTGACAAAATTTTAGAAAAGTGTTAGGATAAAGAATGACAACATATCTGATTATTGATACACTCAATAACTTTATGCGCTGCAAGCATGTGGTGCATGGAGATACCGCAGAAGACAAAGCCGGCATGGCTGTGCATATTAATTTCATGTCTTTGAGAAAGATGTGGAATAAATTTAATGCTGACCACACGGTTTTCTGTCTTGAAGGCCGGTCTTGGCGGAAAGAAGTCTATCCAAAATACAAAGCCAACCGCGTAGCCGAAGAAGAAACCGATCCAGATGCGATTGAGTTGAATGATGCGATGTGGCAGGCTTATGAAGATTTTGTTGAATTAGTCAACACTTCGAATGCTACCGTGTTGAAACATTCTATGGCTGAAGCAGATGATATGATCGCACGTTGGATTGCTACGCACCCCGACGATAAGCATATCATTATATCATCTGACTCCGATTTCGTCCAATTAGTGTCCGATAATGTTTATCTGTATAACGGTGTTACGAACGCACTGATCAAACCAGAGGGTGTCTTTGATGATCGGGACCGAGCGTTAGATTTCAGCGTCAAGAACGATGGCAAAATCCGTGTCGGCAAAACGGTTTTGGGAAAGAATGATGAATTCCCTGAGCGCCCAGACTGGATTGACTATGCTTTGTTCACTAAAATTGTTCGAGGCGACAAAGGCGACAACATTTTCTCAGCTTGTGAACCCGGCACCCGACAAAAAGGTTCCAAGAAAAAAGTCGGCATTCAAGAATGTTTTGAGAACAGGCAAGAACAAGGCTATGAATGGTTCAACTTCATGAATCACCGATGGGTCGATCATGAGAGCAAGCAGCATATTGTTCGGGACTTGTTCGAGTTCAACGAAATGTTGATTGACTTAAACAAAATGCCAACTGAGATTAAAGAAGCATTCGATGATTATATCGAATCTTATGAAAAGCCGCCAGCAAAGCAACTAGGATTTCACTTCTTACGTTTCGCTGAAATGTACCAGCTTGAAGACATAAAGAAGGATCCAAATAAATTTGTGGAGATGATCAATGCGACTCCTGGTTAACGGTCCAAGTTTTGATTACCGTGATCTCGAAAGAATTGAAAGATTCCGAGAACGCAAAAAACCGGTCGTCCCGGAAGGCTTTCGACAGGTAAACAGACTCTTTGAAGTGATGGGTTTCGATCATCAAGGAATTAAAGGTCTGGCCGTGAAAGAGTCCAGAAGACCTCATTTATATAGAGAACCGAGCTCCGGAAGTCTTCCGGAAACCTTCGATCTGTCGAATTTACACGGATACAAGACCGGCGGCACTATTCACATCAACAACCAAATTGGCAGTGAAGAAGTTTATACAGTTAAAGAAGACTATGTTCTCACTTTGGATAAATTCGCACTAGGTGCGATTTCTCATGAACTAACTGACGCATGTTATGTGATTGACAAATCCAGAAGATATGATGATCTAATGCGTAAGAATGCAGCAGAAGACAAAATGAGAAAAGAAACACCGGCTCTGCAAAATGCTTGGGAAAAATATCAAACTTTATTAAACCTTTGTCGGTAAATAAAGAAAAGGAGGTTACATGCAAGCAAAACCTATTACAGAGACTGCGTTTGTTCTAATGACCGATGCCGGAGAACGTTTCGGATTGTTGAACAGAAAAGAAGACTTAATTGAATTAAGAACCGCAGACACAACGAACGAATTTTCTAAGATTGAAGATTTGGAAGAACTGGTCGGTTCTATCCATTTCATGAAACCACCAAGTCATACAGAAGCCTCAAATATACAAGTTGGTGGCTATCCTGTCAAGCACGAAGAAGTGTTTGAAATTGAAGAAGCTGACATCACAACCTACAAAGCAAGCCCGAATAGTCGTGTTCGTTGGGTGCCGGGCTGGTGGGGAATTAGATTCACCCGAGGATATATTTGTTTCTTATGTCCGAAGCTTGCGACACTTACCGAGAACGAATTTGTCGGTCCATTCAAAGATAAATTTGAAGCAGAGACCGCTGTGAAAATTAGAAATCAAGCTTTACGAGAAGAAGAATGAGTTGGTTTAGAAAGAAAAAGGTTGAAGAAGTCGAGGAGAATACCCAATTAAAAACAGTTATCAGCGCTCAAACCGGTAGATGAAGATGAAGAACGTATTCTTCGTTCAAAACATTCAGCTGCACAGAGAGCTTGGGAACGATACCAAGGAATTATTAAGGTGTTGAAACTTAAAAAATGACATATCCAGCTTTAACAGAATTTATCAATCGTGTTCAGAGAATGCGCGGTACCAAATCAAAAGAAATGCGGATATCTTCGGAAGATGCAACTCGTGTATCTATGGAACTGACTAAACTTTTGCTTGACAAGGTCATTGAAATCAAAGAACCTGAGAAGTCATCTGGGCAGATTGACGGGGGTCGGTTTTAATTAAAAGATTCCCATTGGTTCTACTTCAGCATCCTGAATAGAATCTCGAAGGTCTTCAGTCTTTTCTTCATCATACCACATAACCTGCTCAAGCATCCTAATGACCAAAATGGTTGACATAACCAAATCATCGTGTTCACCTAGTTTGGCTGCATAACCCGCACCAGCTGCAACAAAGAAGCTCAACTGTCTCGACAACTCAGCTGAATTGATTTGCATAGCATGTTTTTCTACAAGGTTTTTCATTCTAGCACACGCAGTGAGTTTTGATCTGTTCGTGGTATTGTAACCTTTACGGAATGATCGACCTCTGGTTTTCTTTGTTTCAGTTAAGAACTCTCCAGGAAAATTCTCTTCTCCCATTTCATCAATAACAATCAAAGCCGCTTCACCGATGGTATTGTTCTCGACTGACCAATAAATTTCTGGTTGGTTATCGCCATCGAATCGCATCTCTTCATCTAGAACTTGCAAAATTCCTCGCAAAATTCTAAGCTGTTCTGGAATACGAACTGTTTTCGACATCCACTCAGCTACTTGAATCATACCAGGTAACTCGAACACTTGCATAGCCGCAAAGTCGCCGCCAGTTCCGATGGAAGGATCGTAACCTACAAGATAAGTCTTTCTAGCTTCTGGACGCTTCCACCATTTAACTTGTCCGGTTTCTTTCAACGGCTGTCTTTGTTTAGCATCTTCTAGGATACGCTTAAGGAACATACCTTCAATTAAAGTTTCAGAATAACCAACGAAGGCACAGTTCTGTTCTCGTTCGAATCGCTGATCGTCATTAATCCTTGAACGCTCTTTCTTTTCCCAAACTTCGTCACGATCCGGGTGCTGTTGCCAGGTTGCGATAATTGCTTTAAAGCCGTTCTGTCCGGGACCTGAAGTAGGAATAGAAGTTCCGTCAGCCTCAAAGTAACGGTTCGCTCCTCTCCAAATATCAGCGAAGGTATCGTACTCGGTATATGGCGTCGAAGTAATAAAGGCGCGTCCACCAGTGCTCAATGACTGTGAAATAGCTGCCCAGAAGTCTGCCTGCATGTTCGGGTGAATAGCTGCAAATTCGTCGACGTAAAGTAGTGAAGGAGTCAAACCACGACCGGAGTGCGGTCCGGTTGCTCTAGAGATAATTTTTGATCCGTTTGAGAAATAGACGTGACCTTTGGCGTAACCTTCGTTCTTAATGGCTGCTCTAATAAAGTCCGGACAGTGTTCGTAGCCGAACTGAATTCTTTCCATGATTTCCATTGATTGTGCTCGGTTGTTTGCACAGATCAAAACCGTTTCGTCTTTATGGAACATCGAGAACCAAAGAATAAGTCCACCCACCAAGGTAGTCTTGCCCATTTGTCGAGCAAGCATGGCAATGTTATCTCGGTTATTCAAGAAGTTATCAATCATTTCAAGCTGATAATCAAATGGCTCGAATAGTTTTCTTCTCATTTTACCGGCGTTGCCGACCATAGTTTGGATATAGTAATAATTCCTTAGAAAATATTCAGGATCTTTCTTACATCTCCTGACTTCTGCTTTCATTGACTCAGTGTATTTTATCCGAACCGATGATTTCTTATAAGCTTCGTCTGGAATTTTAAGATATTTCTTCGGGATTTGTGTTTTAAAATCAGTCATATCTCCCTCCTTTAGATATTTAATCAATTACCTTCACATAAATAAACAAAATGACGTTTGGAGAGTAGTAAATGATATCCTATAACCGTTTGGCCACAGAAATCTATCAGATTTTGTCAGCACCAAGCTACGATTACACGCTAAAGATGTATAATTCTGAAGGAGACTCTACCACCACTCCTAAGAAAGTGAAATGGATTTATGTCGAACCAGACGATATTGTTCTTCGTTTACCAGTTGAAGGAGGCGCACGGACGACTCCTGAAGCGAACGAAGTATATTTCTGGAAAAACCAAGAAATTGATGATGATCGTATGATCTCTATTATTAAGAGAATGCGTAAGATTTGCAATCTCTATGGTGTCGGATTAACAGTGAAAGACTTTTCTCGTTCTAAAATGCCCAAAAGGTTTTCTGATATGACTGAGCGCGAAATCGAAGAGGATAATATGGAAGAATCAATCAAACGTCTAGGACCAAAATTGTTCGAGGCAGAGATGCAAGAAGAAGAAATGTTCTATAGTGAAGTTGGTGATTTGTTAGGAGAGATTCTTGGAGACAACGACATTGGTCTTGTTAATTTCAATCGAGAGGACCGAAGACGAGAAATTGATTTTGGTCCTATTGTTGTTATTCAATCTTGGAAACGAGATGGCTCTCCGATGAAACCAGTTACCACTATATACATTGACGATGTCGCGCATACTATAGGTAGATTTGCAATTTTTGGACCAGATGAATATGCAGAAGACCTTGCTAGTACCATTAAAAATATCCGCGGACAGGAGGAAGACGACGACATGGAACCAGAATTTAACGAAGGCGATTCAACCGGAACGATTATCGACGTTCCTGGATCAGACGAAAGAGCACACGAAATTATCATGCAATTTGATCCAGGCGCGATTGAAAACGCACAAGACCAGTTTATGGTTGATCCTGAAGTTGCCGATGACATTTTAGGAGCATTGTATTCAGCAGGATACGACAATGCTGAAGAGTCTTACTTGATGGAAGGAATGCACGGGTCAGATCGTCGCTCATTCTTTGAGTTGGGTGAAGCAAAAATGGTTGTCGTGCATGAAGGAACTATCAATCCAGAGAAGCATGGCGCAAGATCAAGAAACATCAAGGAAGTTTACGTTGAGTCTAACGGTGAAAGATTCCGTCTTCCTGGAAAGTTCTTACCTGGTGGTCGTGCACTTTGCAGACACCTTAATGAAGGCGGCAAGGTCTTAGACAAAACTGGTCGCAAGATTATGGAAGTAGTCAAAGAAGCTTCATCGTTACGTGGATTCATTCGTGAATACCGTAAGACCCAAACAGCAACAGATCTTTTGGAAATGGCGCGTTCACGTGTTCGTAGTCTTCGTGAGTCTTGCGGCAGAATGACTGGTCCTAAGAATTATTACGCTTTCAAAGAATCATTCACAAAGTCAGCTAGAATCGGTAAAGATAGAATTACTGAAATGAAAAATCACTTGGTTGCTTCAGTTGGGTTGAACGAAGATCAAGAAATTCATGAGGGATTCGATTACTTGGCAAAGATGAAAGTAATGGAATCGTCTGATTCCATCAGAAACGTAGGCGAGGCTTTAAGTCTTCTCGAAGGCGGAGAAGAAGCTAATACAAAAGAATTAGCAACTGATTTGGTATTGAAGAAAGTAGGCAACGGTCTTTCTCGTGAACAGAAAGAGACATTGAGCTTCATGAAGGGCGTTGGCGTTAAGAAACTATGGAAAGAACATGGTGGAGATATTGCTGACAAATTCGACATGATCACAATGGCAATCAAAGACGATTTCTTGAGTAATTTGTTTAGTCGTATCGTTGACCAAGTCACAAACGATGACGAAGTTAAGAAGGGTGAGCTAGCTATTGCCAACATGATTAAAGACGGCGTAATCGGAAATGCTATTTCAGAAACAATGATGCAAGAAGCACAGCGAGAGTTGATGGAATTTGTAAACGACGCAGCCTTTGGTTTTATGAAGGAATCAAACTATCCTGATAATTTCCGTGGTCTTCCGGGTGAAGATTCAGCTGACGACGAAAGTGAAGCTGTTGCTTATATGCAAGACTTGATTGATCAAGCTATTCAAGAATTTGACCCAGCTGAATGGGATTTTGATTTAAATGATGAAGTTAGTTTTGCTGGAGCATTGGAGACAATCGTTGACGATAGTGTCTATGTAGAAATGGAAGATCGCTATCCTGACTATTTCACATGGGAAGAAATGGAAGACGCGGTTGCGGTAAAACTACGTGATCAAATGCAAATGGGATAAATGAATGAGTGATTTCGGCAAAATGTTGAATGGTGATTATCGCCTTGTAAACCTGCAGATTGTTTATTACATGCCGGATCACAATTCCATTTTACAAGAGTTTGTTTGGCAAACTTTAGATCAAGTCCCAAAGTATCCTAGAGTCTATACACTCCTTGATTTTTGGAAACAAGAAATCGAAGCAGTAATCGAAAGTATTCGTGTCTGTCATTCGGATCCATTACTTACGAATACTTACTCTACTGAAATAAATCTTCCTAATCTATTTGACAAAAAGCAGTAAAAGATACTATTATGAGTAGTCTTTTATAAATAAAGACGTAGGACAGCAAATGTTCTACAATGGCAAAACATAGGCACAAAATAGGCACAAGGAGGCTAATATGTCAGTAGACATGGATAAAATGCGCGCTCTGCTAGAGCAAGAAGAAGAAAAAAACAAAAATAAAGGATCCGAGAATAGAGGCAGCCAGGCATTGGGTGATGGTCCGGTGTATCCGCACTGGTTGATTCCTGTTGACTCGACGTGTATGTTTCGGTTCCTTCCTGATGGAAACGATGCTAACCCGTTTTTCTGGGTTGAGCGTTCGATTCGTAAGATCCCGTTCACCGCTGTAAAAGGTGTTGACATGGGTAAGCGCCAACAGGTTGAAGTTCAAGTCCCAGACTTGAATGCGTTCGAAAGGAACATCGATCCTATCCAGAAGATCATTGGTCCATGGTGGGATGAAGGTCGTAAAGAAGAGTATCGTACCTACAAAAAGAGGATCTCTTATATCTATCAGGGATTTGTCAGAAGCCACCCAGGTTTCGTTGACGGAAAAGGCAACAAACTCGAAGATGTGTTTCCGGAAAATCCAATCCGTCGCTTTATTCTTTCCCCGAAAATTCATGAGACTTCAAAAGCAATTATCATGAATCCGAAGGTTAAGCATAGCCCGGTTGATTTTGAGAACGGTCGTGACTTTGAAATCGTTATGCGTAAGCAAGGCGAATTCAATAATTACGATTCCAGCCAATGGTCGTTTGAGGAAGACGCTTTAACAGTTGAAGAACTTGAAGCGATTGAAAAGTTCGGTCTTGAAGATCTAAACCAGTTCTTACCGAATCGTCCGGACGCAGCAGGAATTGCAGCTATCGAAGAAATCTTCGAAGCATCACTTGCAGGTCTTCCGTATGATCCAGATAAGTGGGCAGATCACTATCGTCCAAATATCGCACTAGGTGGCGAAGGCGCAAAGAGTGACAAGACTACGGTTACAGTCAATAAGGGTGATACTTCCGCTGAAGTAGAAAACGAAGGTGTTGTAAAGGCACTTGAGGCTTCTAAAGAAGATGCAACCACCCCGCCTTGGGAAGAAGAAAAAGCTGAAGTAAAGGTTGAGGAGAAGGCTGAAGAAAAGCCAGAAACCAAAACTGAAAAGAAAACTTCAAGCACTGACGATCTCATGGCGAAACTCAAGAAACTTAAAGAAGAAAAAGCCGCAAAGGCTAGCTAAAACGGTGGGGGAGAAATCCCCCATCCTTTTATGACTAGAAATGCGAATAATCTAAGGAGTTTAATATGACAAAACCAGTTGACATTTCCAAATTTAGGAAATCACTCACGAAAAATATCAAAGGAATCAGTACCGGTTTTCAAGATCCACAAATTTGGCTTGATACCGGATCGTATGCGCTGAACTATTTGATCTGCGGTCGTTTCGACGGCGGCATCCCTTTGGAAGGTAAGGTAACTCAGTTTGCTGGATCAGCCGGCTCAGGTAAATCTTATATCGCTTCGGCAAACTTGGTTAAGGATGCACAAAAGAAAGGCATCTTCCCAATCATTATTGATTCAGAAAACGCTCTGGATGAAGCATGGTTACAAAAACTAGGAGTCGACACAAGTGAAGATGCTTTGTTGATTGTTAGAATGTCGATGATCAACGAAGTCGCAAAATTCTTGACTGAATTTGTTGATGATTACAAAGACTCGTATGGAGACATGCCAAGAGACGAACGTCCGCCATTCTTAATTGTGGTCGACTCACTTGGTATGATGCTTACGCCGACAAACGTGAAGCAGTTCGAAGAAGGTGACATGAAAGGTGACATGGGTATTAAGGCGAAACAGATTACGGCTCTTGTTCGTAGCACAGTTTCGATGATTGCCTCTGAAAAGATTGGTATGGTTGTGACAAACCACACTTATGATTCTCAGGATATGTTCAAGCCGGATTCAGTTATCACAGGCGGTAAAGGACTTGAGTACGCCAGTTCAATCATTGTTGTGGTTGAAAAACTCAAGTTGAAAGAAGACTCTGACGGCAACAAGACAAGCGAAGTTCACGGTATTCGTGCAGCAACGCAAGTCAGAAAGTCACGTTACGCAAAACCTTTTGAAAAGATCGAAATTAGAATCCCTTGGGAAACTGGTATGGATCCTTACTCAGGTCTGTTTGACTTGTTTGAGAAGAAAGGTCTACTCGAAAAGCAAGGAAATAAATTCCTTTATATTTGCAAAGACGGCTCGGAATTTAAAGAATTTCGTAAGCGTTTTACGACTGATATGTTCGATCGTATCATGCTTGAGTTCACCGAAGAGCCTTCAGTGAATTTAGAAGAAATTGCAAACGAAGAACTTGAATCTGAGGAGTTGGAGGCTGATAATGGATGAAGAACTTTTTCTAGAAGTTTGGACTTTGTTTAGGGTTTATATTCCAGAAAAAGACAGAGTCAATGCGGCTATGTCTTTGATCGACGCCTTCGAAGGTTGCGGCCATGACGTGGAAACATTCATGGAAATTATCGCAACTGACAATGACATTGATGCTGCTCTGGTAGAGAAGGGTTATTTGTCAGAAGAGCTCGATGATGTAGACGAATACGAGGACGCATGAGCAACTGGGTTTACCGAGTTCAAGAATCATACGATAATATAATCGACATGGTAGAACATTTCGAAGAACAGTATGAAGAAGCTCGTGGCGAAATCAAAATGAAAGGGAAGATCGAGACAAACTCGGCTATGCTCCCTGGACAATTTGAATATCGATATCGTCAACTTCAAGAGATTGAAGCAGTGCTTGAATACCTGAATATTGAATTTAGGAAGACCCGCTCAGGCCTTTATAAAAAATATCTAGAAACCTATAAACGTCAATTAACCTCGAGAGACATTGATAAATATCTGGACGGAGAGGACGAAGTGGTCCAACTCCAGATTTTAATCAACGAAGTGGCCTTATTACGGAATAAGTTTTTAGCGATTACAAAAGGATTTGAATCTAAAGGATTCCAATTAATGAACATCGTTAAATTGAGAACTTCCGGAATTGATGACGCCACCATTTAAATAGGTTTTAATGGAAACAATAGGATTTTTAGATCCAGATGCGCCAAAGAAAAGGAGATACCTTCGGCATCTGCAAGCTATCAAGAACAAAAAAAGAAAAGAAGGTATCTCTGAAATTGAACAAAAGCTGATGGGAAAGTTTTTCGAGAGAAGAAAACTCAACAGTCATATAACAGATAGTTCAATTCAGAATTTAGTTGGTTGGGCACGAACTTTATTTAGACTTCAGTCCTTTGATCGTGTAGTATCAGACTTAGCCGAAATAGGCCTAGATTTAGATATTTCCGACAGGGATAAAGTAAGAATAAAAAGAGAATTCAACCGTCGTAACAGAAAGGCTTTTGTGCCGGTTACCACAAAAACACGTGGACCGGTCGAAGTCCAATATAAGAAAAGGAGACGATAATGTCAACTACAGAAGAAATGAAAACAGCATTCCAAACTTTTGTCGACGAAGATGCAAAGTTTACAGAAAAAGGCAATGCCGCCGCTGGAACTCGCGCTCGTAAAGCATTGATGGAACTTACCAAACTTGCTAAAGCTCGCCGTACTGAAATTCAAACCGAAAAGAACGCAAAGAAAGACTAATGATCGAGGATTTATATCAATCACACGTTTTCTATGACGTCAATAAAGACGGCAGGGACTTCGTAGTGGGTGATATCCACGGTTTTATCAATAAGTTCACCGAAAAATTAAATGAAGTTGAATTTAATCCAGAAGTTGATAGAATGTTTTCTGTGGGAGACTTAATCGACCGCGGGCCTCACAGCCTCGAATGCTTAAGCCTCCTACAGAAACCTTGGTTCCACGCTGTTCTCGGTAATCATGAACAAATGATGATCGATAGTCTTGATGGAGACGAACAGGTTATGGACGTATGGGAAGGGAACGGTGGTAAATGGCACCGTGACGTTCCTTTTGATGTACTCAATGCTTGGGTAGATGAATTAGAAACGTTGCCGTTAGCAATAACGGTTAACACCGATTCTGGCCAAATTGGCATTACTCATGCTAATCCTCCAGAAGATTGGGAACACGCTATCAATAGAACCAGATTTTTTGAGAATCTTTTTCTTTGGGGCCGCACGAAAATAATGCATCGTGACTCAAAAGAAATTGAAAATATTTACATGACGGTACATGGGCATACGCCCACGGCCGGAGTTCAGCAATTTGGAAATTCGTACTTTATTGACACTCTTCGAAACGGAGGCGGTGAACTCACATTTATGAGGATTCAATGAGGATTAGTGAGTTGCAACAAGATATAAACGCGAATGGAACATTCGCAGGAGTACGGACATCAAATAGAACGAACATCGAATTAAAGAAATATCAACAAGAGAATGATATTCAAAATCCAAATCCGATGCATAAATTCCACGTTACGCTTTTGTTCTCGAGAAAACCGTGCCCGAACTACGAGCCTTTGGGTGAGTATCCGAAACCAGTTCTGGCTGAATTTAAGCAATGGAAGATTTTTCCTACTCAACCAGATGAAAACGGAAATATCAGCAATTGTTTGGTGATGGCATTGGATTGCCCTTGGTTAATTAAAAGACAAAAAGATTTGGTAAGGGAACATGGCGCGTCTTTTGATTTTCCTGAATACGTTCCGCATATCACATTGTCATACAACGCCGGTGATATTGATCCAGAATCGTTTCCTGAGTTTATGGAACCGATTGAGTTGGTTTTAGAATATCAAGAACTAATCAATCCAAAATGGGCTAAAGGAAAAGAATAGTTGACAAGACGGTTTTACCGTGTTAGGATATTAACATGACAGATTATAGTGTAGATCCAGAAAAAGACACTAAGACCAAACCCAAGAACAAAGAACCTAAGTTCTACAAGGTTATTCTTTTGAACGATGACTTCACCTATATGGATTTCGTGGCTGATATTTTGACTACGATTTTTGGCAAAAGCATCGAAGAAGCGAATCACATTACTTTGGAGATTCATCAAACCGGTAAAGCAATTGCCGGCGTCTACACTTATGATGTCGCGGAAACCAAAGCGGTAGAAACGATTGATCTGGCTAGAGTAAACGGATTTCCGTTACTCGCACAACTCGAGGAAGAATGATACCGAACGCACCACCAAGCGAAGAAATTTTCAAAATTAGAAATCAGTCAACAAAAATGAAGATTGTTGAAGACTTCCCGCCAAACATCGATGCCTTGCGATTGGTATTCCCAATAACCAATACGGTAATCTTTGCGTGGGGTGACAAGATTTATAATCCACACAAAGTTGATATCCCGGATGAACTGATCGCCCACGAGATGGTTCACGGCGCCCGTCAATTAAAGATGGGAGTGAATGAATGGTGGGTTCGATATATTGAAGATCCAGCTTTCCGTTTAGCCGAAGAAGTTCCCGCTCACCAAGCTGAATTTACTTGGTTAATGAAAAATGCTAACCGTAAAGAGAGAAGATCGGCGTTGAAAGTCGTTTCAAATAAATTAGCTGCTCCTCTTTACGGAAAATTAATTACCCCGAAACAAGCACAGAAAATAATCAAGGAGGCATTAGATGGGTAAGAAACCTACTCGCCAAAAACTATATCGTGACAATTATGCTGACATTTTTGGAAAAAAGAAAGCAAAGCCTGAAGGCAAATTCACAAAAATGCTAGGGAAGGTTATTGACAAAGCAAAAGAAACCGGACTTGGTGATTAAATGTTGATCGTAGTTGATACCGAGACAACAGGACTCAACACCAAAACCTGTGATATTATTGAAATTGCCGCATGCCCTGTGGGAGATGATCAAGTCAAGAGTATGTTAGTCAATCCTATGGAGCCGATTCCAGAAGAAGTGGTCAATATCACCAACATCACCGATGAAATGGTGGAAGACCATGCGCCTTTAATTGAAGCGTTTCCGGAAATTGCCAAGATGTTGCATCTAGACGACAATCCTTATTTCATTGCACACAATGCACCTTTTGACAGAAATGTGATGATTCACAATTTCAAGCGTATTGGCTTTTCAGATGATGATCTTGGATTCTTAGCACAAGACCGTTGGATTTGCACAAACCGCCTCAGCAGAAAAGAATTCAGAGACACTCCAAGGTGTAAAAGCACCAAATTAACTGAGATGCAAAAGTTTTTGAATCTTGACGTGCCTGAAAGTAACATTGCCCACAGAGCAGGCGCCGACGTGCTGACTTGTATGCGTTTGTTCGAATGGTTCCAAGACAAGCACCCAGAGTATTCTTCTGAAGACTGGGTTGATTTTTGTTGGGAAGGCTACCAAATTATTAGATTCCCGTTCGGTAAGCATAAAGGCAAGAAATTGCTTGACATCCCGACAGATTATTTTGTATGGTTGTTTGAGAATATCGACAGCTTGAATCCAGAGAACGATAATTTCGATAAAGACCTTTACACTTCTATTTCAAAGGAAATTGATCGACGGGTAGAAACAATGGGGATTGAAGTCTGAAAGGAAACACAAATGGGAAAAACTCATACAGAAGATGAACGAGTTTATCATGAAGAAATGCCAAAAGCCGATACCGGGTTTTTAGACGTAACCGGTAGACCGATATGTGTGTCGGAGATTTGGTTGCATTCAATCCGCCAAATTATAAAGGCATTAAAACTGGATTCATCGTGAAGGCAACACCAAAAATGGTTGCCGTTGAATATTTTGTTGGTATCAGCAATTTAAACAGTCTAAAAAATTGTACTCTATCAAATACGAGACGCCAAAAATGTGGCAATTCTCCGAGAATAAGTTATTGACTTTTCTAAAAGAAGAAGTTATAAATAAGATTGTAAGTTAGCATCAGCAATTTACGCTATATTGAATCGCAAGGTTACAATATGAAATGGTCGAAACCCATTTCACGAAAGTGAGGTAAGACAAATGAAAAATAGAATCCTAGACGTATCACGACAGAGCACCATTGCTCCACTCTCCCCTTGGTTTTCCGCCCAATTAGATAGGCTGATCCAAAAACAACAATTCCTTCCAGAAATAGAACTTGCTGGTGTCCAAAACGATTTGGTCGACAATTTGATTGCTTATAAAGAGCAGGCAAATATCGAAAATGTTGTTTTAGGAATGTCCGGCGGCGTTGACTCAGCACTGACTGCTTCTTTGTTTAAAGAAGCTGGTTGGAAAGTTTCCGGTTACCTGTTGCCTATCAATCAAGACCCGGAAGAAACCAAACGCGGTGCAGAAACCTGCGAAGCTCTTGGTATTCCCTACACCGAAATTGATCTAACAGCTGAAGCAAAAGCAATGGCTAATCGATTGGTGCACATCAATCCCACAACCCAACAAGAAAAAATTCGTGCCGGAAATATTCGTGCTCGGCTACGGATGATCACACTTTATGACGCAGCAAACGCGGTTCGGGGTTTGGTCGCTTCGACTGATAACTTCTCCGAATTGACCGCAGGCTTCTGGACACGCTTTGGGGACGAAGGAGACCTCGCGCCGCTCCGGTCTTTATGGAAATCTTGGGAAGTTCCAATGCTTGCTCGGATGGTCGGATTACCTGAGTCAATTTATACAGCAACGCCTACTGATGGCCTCGGAATCGACGACGGCGACGAAGCGCAGTTCGGCTGCTCATACTTGGAATGGGATATTATGGTGATGAGTTTTTTATCTAATACGACTCAAGTAACTGATAATCGTTCCGCAGAAGTTTATGATATAGTAGCAACACGAATGAAGAACTCATGGTTTAAGCGAGCAGGTACTATTCAGCTACAGGCTAAAAATCAG